GCTTCTTCCGGCTTGTCCCAATAAGAAAGAAGCATCTGCATCCGGCAGTCTGTCAGTTCATCTGCACTTGCACTTATCACAAAAGCAGGCAGTGTATCGCCCTGCAAGCATTCCATATCAGATATTTCGTTATAAAATCTTACAGTTTTCATTGCTTCACCTCTTAATCAAGCTCTGTCACCATAATGCCGCTGCGGAAATTAATCGAACCGTAAGTTGTGACATCGCATCTCGAAACATAACGGATTGTTTCTGTTGTTTTCTGCAATTCGCCGTTTTCATCTATCCAGATATCAGTTACAACTTCCTGCGAAGAATAATCTGATTCCACTCTGTCATAGCTGAATCCGCCGGTACAGCCCTCATATCCGCTGATGCCAAAATGACTGCAATTGTCAAGGCTGACAGCATCGGCACGGATTCTGACACCTCTGTGAACAGTTCCGGAAGTATCTGTGATAATTGCTCTTGCATCAATAGTCATACAAGTTCCGCTGCTGTCACCGCCCTGAATCTGTCCGTTGTCGATTGTGACCCAATAACCGGAACTGTCCCGGCTGGTAATCTTTCCGAAAATATCTGCTCCATTTTCGTTGAATGTGCAGATAGCACTGTTTGCAGAATTCCGGACTTCGATAGAACCGTTCTGACCGTCACCGCCGCCGACAATCAGCGTTCCGCCCCTGATTCTGTCAGCATACATTGTGCCTGTTGTGACATAGTCAGCAACAATCGCTCCGTCCATTGTCATAGCAAGACCGTATTCGCCGTCATAAGCCTGACCGGGCGTATCGCTGTGGCTGTAGCCGAGTCCGTTGATATTCCACCGCCATACTTTTGTGGCAGTTTCTTTGCTGTCAGTGTTCATGATGAGAATTTCTTCCGGCTCAACAACAACATAGCCGTGTGTAGCAGAGGTAATCAAAGCAGAAGCATTATCCTTTGCTTGCTGTAAAATTTCTGATTTCTGTTTCGGGATTTCGTATTCCACATAGTTTCTTGTCTGTGCGGCAATATCCGTAATTCGTTCCAGCTTGTCTCCGATTTCGATAACAGGCTGATACGGCTTGAAAATATCTGTTGTAATTTTGATGATTTTCAGATATTCGTCCAGATTCAGAAGAGAATTCACAAATCTGTATGTGTTTCCGACCTCAAAGCTGTCCGCATCCTTTCCAAGCAAAGACAAATCCAGAACAGAAGCCTTGTAGAATTTTCGGATATTTGTGACCTGCTGCAAATACTCTATTCCTCTGGAAAGAAGATTTTCAGGAAGAGTCACATCGTCCCAGACATAAGAACCGCATTTGATGCCGTATTTTGTGATGGCATCTGCATCATCAATATAGGGCAGACCGTCATTGACACCGGAAATTGTCAGACGTTCTCCGGTTTCAGCATTGAGCTGACAGCCGAACGGATACAGCCTTGTAATCACACCGGTGGCATCTGTTCCGGAAGAAATACTTTTCATATTCCGTGCGAGTTCTACTTTTGTATTGCAGATTTGACCGTAGCTTTCTTCTGTCCAGTAATTCAGCACAGGCTGATTCTGTTCATTTCGGCTGACACGCAGCACGCCGCCCAGACGGGAAATCAGATTTTCTTTGATTTCGTCCATTGTAGAACGCTGTGCAGTCGTTTTGCTGTTTGTTCCGTGAACATCGACAGCACCTAAAAAAATGCACCGCTCCGGACTGTAATCCTGCATCATACTGTTGTGATAATCCAGCAGTGATGCCAGAAAACCAGTTACTTCAGTATTTTCATAATGATGATAAAGCTGAACTGTATCGCACAGACAGCCCATTATGCCTTCACAGATAATCTTCTTGGAAATCATACCGGAACTGTTCATGCAGCAGTCGGAAATTTGCAGAATTCTTCCGTCAAATACAGTTTTATTTTGTCTGGTATCAATGATTCTGATAAGTGTTGTCAGTTCATGCAATTTATCAAAAGCAGGATTCTGCGGTGTCACCGTGATTTCGGCAGACGGGACAGCTGACAGGTCATCAGTAAACTTGCAGGCAGATACTCTTCTTTCACTATTGCAGTCTGTTTCATGAAGAATTTCTGCTTCTCCGTTATTTTCAATTTCAATGCGGTGTATCATCAGTAGATTTCCTCCTTCCGCCCAAGTTTCAGATTCAGAAATTCTGCCCAGCCTTCCGGAGAATTTTCATATTTTCCTGCACCTGCCAGAGCAGCGAATTTCTGAATCAATGCAGCATCTGTCGCTGTGATAGTGCCGTCCATGTCGGCATCAGCAAGATATTCCTGTTCTTCGGTCAGTCCGGATTCTTCTCCTGCGCCGATACTGGCTGCTGCTGCCAGAACCAGCGCAGCATCATTGGTGCTGACAGTACCGCTTCCGTCAATGTCCGGAAAACGGCATTCTGAAACAGCATATGCTTTTCTGGTGACAGGCTGCATCGCAGGACTTGCCTTAAATACCGCTTTGATGCTGTATACGCCGTGATGACTCTGCCGGATTTCCAGAACCGGCTCTCTGACCTCAAAGTAATAATCGGGCAAAGCGGTGTCATAAAGATTTTTTCTGCCTGTCCAGTGCAGCCATTTTTTTATATACAGAATCTGATTCTGAGCTTTCTGCGGTGACAGGCAGAGAAATTCAAACCGGTAAGTCAGAACCCGTTCTCCGTAGCTGGATTTTCCCGTGATTTCATCAAAATCATGTGTAATATTGCTGTACGGCACTCTGTCTGTATGGTCATCTTTCGGCGGTTCTCCGATGTCTCTGTCCAGAAGGGAGAGTCCGTAGCGGTAATAAGAATGCTGATTTTCAATCAAAATTCCCGAAATCATCTGTTTATCCCCCTTCTCGACAGTGCAATTGTCACGCCCTGTTCTCTGTCTACAAGCTCTGCCATGCCTTCTGCCAGCACTTCGCCGTCCAGCATGAACACGGCATTGATAACAATTTTCTCATCCTGTTCCGCTGCTTCTGGAACTTCGGAAGAAACCGTTCTTTCCGGTTCACGGAATGTGTCACGGAAAGCTTTCTGCGTTTCCGGCGGTGCAATTGCAGAGTAGCCTTGTATCTGTACGGCAGTGTTCAGTTTCATCTGCAAATCATCAAAATTGATGCTGCTTATCAGTTCATCAAGAGCCTGATTGATTTCCTCTGTTGTTCCGGAAATAGAAGCGTCCACTCCGACGGAAATGCCCGGCAGAAGCATCTTTCCGATTTCATCACGGAACAGTCTTGACGGCGAATGAATTCCGAAAAAGCTCTTGAATCCGTCAGTGATAGCGTCGCCGACGCTTTGGATTGTATCCCACACCACAGAAAGTCCTGCAATCAGTCCGTCTGCAAGTCCTTTCAGAATATTGATGCCGAGGTCACCCCAGTCTGTTGACATAATCATATCCCAGATAGTGCTGATAATCTTCGGAACTGCCGAAACCAAGTCCGGAATCGTCCGGATAATGCCGCCAATCAGAGAAAGAAGCAGTTCAATGCCTGCCCTGATAATCCTGTCATAATTCTGAGAGATGAACTGCACCAGCGTTCCGATTATCTGAAGTGCTGCGCTTTGCAGTTTCGGCAGAGCCTCCAGAATCCCGGAAATGACGGAAACCACAATTCTGACTGCCGATTCCAGAAGCTTCGGAAGATTGGAAATCAGACCGTCAGCGACAGCAAGAATGATTTTCAGCGACGCATCAAGGACTATATCCAGATTGTCAAGAATAATATTGACAAGCATCAGAATCAGATTTACTGCCGCATCTGTCAGCAGAGCCGCATTTTGAATCAGCATATCCGCCAGCATGAATATAATTTCGATTGCTGCTGTGATGAGTTCCGGAAGACTTTCCAGAATCATTTCTGCAAGTGTGAAAATCAGACTGACAGCTGCATCAGCAAGCAGCACCGCATTTTCAATCAGGGAAGCAACCAGAGCATTTATAATTTCGGCTGCCGCTTCCAACAGTACAGGAAGATTTTCGATAATTCCTGAAATCAGCATCAGAACGATTTCAAGAGCTGATGTCAGAAGTGACGGCAGATTTTCAGTAATCGAATTTATCAGAACAGTGATGATTTCCGCAGCAGTTCCGGCAAGCATACCAGCATTTTGTGAAATCATCTGAATCAGTGCAAACAGCAGACTAATAGCCGCATCAGCGAGCAGTGCAGTGTTCTGCATCAGAGATTCTGCAAGCTTGAAGACAATCTGCAAGCCAGTTTCCAGCAGTAACGGCAGATTCTGAATGATTGCTTCCGCTAGAACTGAAACTATCTGAACGGCAATTTCTGCAAAAGAACCGATATTTTCAGAAATTATCTGAATCAGTCCGGAAAGCAGGCTGACGGCTGCATCTGCAAGCAAGCCAGC